TTTTTTTCTTTTAAGGGGGTTAAATTAAGTATAAAATAATATAAGTAATTTAAATTACACAATATTATTAATAATAAAATCAGCATCTTTACTTTTTAATTTTAATAATAAATATATTGTTTTGTATTATTCTTTTATATTTAATATAAATAATATGTATATATGCCTACTATTTATATTTAGTATAATACTTTTTCTTAATGTCTATTTATTGTAAAAAAATTGAAATAAATTCATAAAATATACATTTATCTATATAAAAATGTCATTTGAAGTAGTAAACAATATAATAGTATTTGATTGGGATTTTAATAAAATATTAGATAATGAAATAATTCAAGTAATAAAATTATGTGATACTGTATATTTTAATAATTATAATAATATTGAAATATGTATACAATCAAACAATAAATATAATGATAATTTTAATAAATATTGGAAAAGAAATAAATTTAATCAACCAATAAATAATTTACCAAATACAATAACACATTTAATATTAGGTCTTTATTTTAATCAACCAATAAATAATTTACCAAACTCAATAATACATTTAATATTAAGTAGTGATTTTAATCAACCAATAAATAATTTACCAAACTCAATAATATATTTAACATTAGGTTTTGTTTTTAATCAATCAATAAATAATTTACCAAATACATTAACACATTTAACATTAGATTATTGTTTTAATCAACCAATAAATAATTTACCAATTTCAATAACACATTTAACATTAGGTAATTGTTTTAATCAACTAATAAATAATTTACCAATTTCAATAATAAATTTAACATTGGGTGAAAAATTTAATCAACCAATAAATAATTTACCAAATTCATTAACACATTTAACATTAGGTTGGGAATTTAATCAACCAATAAATGATTTACCAAACTCAATAACACATTTAATATTAGGTTATAATTTTAATCAACCAATAAATAATTTACCAAATTCTATAATACATTTAAAATTAGGTTGGAAATTTGATAAACCAATAAATAATTTACCATTATCATTAAAAGAAATTTATATATCATATTGCAATAAAAATTTTGATAAAATAAAACAAGTAATAAAAGTTGAGTATTCCGAATGTAAAATATTAGAATATTATAATATTGTCAATATAATAAACTAGAATATATAAACATAATTATTTTTTAATTAATTTATTATATTTACTTTTTTTATTCTAAATTATATTTTATTTTTTTTTAAAATTTATAAAATATTTTATAAATTTTGTATCTTTTTTTTATTATTAAAGATTCATCAAACTTTTTAATAAAATAATTTACATTTTATATAATTTAATTAAAAATATAAATGAATAAAAAGATACAAATTGTATTATTATATTATATAATTTAATAATATTTCACAATTATTATTCTAATAAAGATTTAAAATTTTTAGAAATTTACAAATTATTATTATCAAATTATATAGTAATATTAATTATGAAATGTTATAAATTAAAGTATTTTTGCATTAAGGTTGTAAAATTATAATAATATACTTTGTAATATTAGTATATAATTTTTAAATTATTTTTTTATAAATTTTAATTAAAAAATTATAAATTAAAATTTATTCATATTAAATAATAATAATGCAAAATAAAGATAAAAATAAATATTATTGTTATATTATAAGATCAAAAAATCCTTTATTTATAAATCATACATATAATGGTTCAACAAATAATTTAATTAGAAGATTAAGACAACATAATGGAGAAATAACTGGAGGAGCAAAATCTACAAAAGGAAAAGGTCCATGGGAATATTTTGTAATTTGGGAAGGATTTACTTCTCATAATGAAGCATTAAGTTGTGAATGGAGAATAAAACATCCAACTAATACATATAAAAGACCTACAAAATATAATGGTATAAAAGCAAGAGTAAAATCATTAAATTTATTAATAGGATTAGAATGTTGGACAAAACAATCTGGAGGAATGGGAATTAATATAAATAGCAATGTAGTAAATGAATATAATTTATATATAAAGGATGAATTTATTTATTTAATTAATTTAATAAATAAAAAATTAAATTTATCAATTATACCATTAAGTTTATTTATCTTTTGAAAATTTAATATGAAATTAATTTTTGAATCAGAATAATTTTTTAGTATTAGAAATATAATTTTATATAATATTTATATAAAATTATATATGAATTATGTAATATTATTAAAAAATATATATCAAAAAATAAAATAAATTTTATAATGGATTTTTTGAATAAATATAAATTATTCATTTGATGTTTGTGAATTATTAAAAAATATATTAATGAATTTATATTTTTTAAATATATAAATTATAAATAATTTTTTAGTTCTATTATAAGTTCCTTTGATTATATTCTCTCATATTTCACATTATATTATACCCAAATTTTTATATTTTTATATATTTTTTTATTATTGAATTAATATATTTTAAATGTGTAAAGGTGTAAAAAGATAATAAATTTATTAAAATTATAAAAATTTATTAAAATTATAAAAAATTATATAAAACTTATTTAAATTAAAAAATAAATTTTAGATATTTAATTTATAAATTAGATATCATATAAATATCTTAATACATTTTGATTAGTTAATAAGTATCTTAGTATAAAACCAGTTAAAAATAATGTAACTTCCATTACATAATATTTATCCCAAATTTCACATTCTTTAGGTAATTCAGGTTTTAAGAAACAAAAAATCATAGAAAGAATTAATCCAATAAGAATTGTTACAACACCAAATATAACGGCTTGATAAAATGTTTTAGGGCTTGAAAAAGAATCCATAATTATATAATATATTATATAAAAAATATTTTACAAAATATTAATTAGATATATTTTATATTTTGCAGGAATATTATTAGTTATTTTTTCTGAAGTTAAATATAATTCTAAATAAAAAGTAATATTATTTTTAAATTCTATATTTAAAAATTTTTCTTTAAATGTAATTTGTTTTATATTAATATTATTTAATTTATTATTAGAATTATTATTAATTACTTTATTTTTATTATTTCCAAGTAAATTATCATATAAAATTTTAGAATTAATAAAATTCATATTTTTAAATAAAAAATTATAAAAATTATAATTATAATTATTTAAAATATCATCATAATTATTTTTTGATAAATTTGCAAAACAATAAAATTTGTTATTTGAATTATATTTTTTTCTAAATTCTCTATTAATATTAATTATATTTTTTAAATATTTATTATAAATTTCTAAATTCATTTGTTTATTAATTCCACAATATTGAATAAATTTTTTAGGACGTAAATTTTTTAAAGGAATATTAATAGATGAATTATCTATATTAATATTATTAAAATTTTTTTTTAATAAATTACATAAATTATGTATTAGTTTTAATTTTATTTCTAAATCTAAATTAATCCAATTTATATCTTCTATATTTATTATATCTTTTAAACTATTAATTATTTTTTCTTTTATATTTGAAGATATTAATAACATTTATTTTATTAATATTATCAAATCTTTAATTATATAATAATTTGATAATTTGGTAATAAAAAAATATAATAATTTATAAATAAAATATTTATAATTTGTAAAATTTTATTTTAAATTCTTGGAAATATAATCATATGTTTTATCCATATATTTAGAAGCAATTAAAAATGTTCCTCCACATGATTTACATTCTAATCCAATTAATTTTTTTGAATCCAAAAACATAACAGTTTCTGGAAAATCACATTCTGGACATAAAATATATATTTTAATAAATTCTTTTAAATAATTACAAATTATTTCTTGTGTATATTCTCCTTTCCAAAATATACATTTTTTTTCCTTATCAAAATTAGATGGACATGATATTTTATTTCCAATATATTTTCCAAAAAAAATACTTGAACAATTCATTTTCTCAGAATAATATTCAGAATTTTCAAACCATGTTGTTTTATTTCCTTTTTTTCCTGTTATTGTAATATTTGGATTAAATATTTTATATCTATAATTAGGATCATTTAATGATGATTCTTTAGATGCCAAGTAAAATAAATTATTATTATTTGTTAACCAATCCATTTTATGTATAATATAGTTTTATTAATTAAAATATTATGTTTAATATTCAATTTTTATTAAATAACTGATATATATATAATTAATGAATAATATACAAGAAATTAAAAACATAAATGAATTACCATTTAAAATAAAAGAAAATTTTATAAATAATAATTTGACAATTATATTTGAAGAAAAATCAATTGAAATTATAAATATATTTATAAAAAAATATTCAAATCATAAAGATATATATTTTAAAAAAAATAATAAATTAAATATTAATTTAATTGAATATAATTTTGATTTATATTTATTTTTAATTAATTGTATTGAATTAGCATTGGAATTAATATTAAAATCTAATTATGTTAATTTATTTGATGATTTATATTTATGGAATTTTAGTATTTGTCATAATATAATGTTTAATTATCCATTTACACTTGAAAATATAATTTTTATTCCATTAAATTATATAACAGAATGCTATAAATATAAAAATAAAAATGATTTTATAAAAACTTTAATTCATGAGAAAATTCATACAAGTCAAAGAAATAATGAATTATTATGGGAAAAATATATTTTTGAACAAGATAAAAATTGGATAAAAATAATAAAATCTAATAGTATTTACCAAATTATTGAAAATTATATAAATACATTTAATATAAATAATAATAATCAATTAATAGTAAATCCAGATACTGATTACTCAAATTTTAAATATATTTATTTATTAGAAGAAAAAATATATTATGCACATATTATTTATAATCAAATACCAAAAAAAATTAAAACTATATTTTTTATAGTAAATATAGATAAAAATATATTAGAAGAAATACATGTACAAAAAATATTTAATAATATTGATGAAAATAATATTATTAAAAAAGAACATCCTTATGAAACATTTGCATATGAAATTTCAGAAAAAATATGTAATTATTAATTATTAATTATTAATTATCAAATTGATCCGAAGTAATAAATTTTAATGAAAAAGGTTCTTTTTGTTCTGTAGGGTCTATAATAAATAAAAATTTATAAAACCAAAAAAATAATAAAATCAATATTACTGCAGTTAAAATTGCTAAATCCCAATTATTAATATTTTTATAAGACATTAATATATTAATTATTATTTAAAAAAAAAATATATTAAATTATATTATTTTTTATAATAATTAATTACTAAATATATATTATATTTTATTAAATTTAATATATTGTCTTTAATATTACTTAATCAAGTTTTTATAACACATCTTTTACCAATATCATTATAACAATGATATCTATTTTGTAAAAAATTAATTGAGGTTTCATCAATATATATAATATCTTCAATTTTATATTTTTTATTTTTTTATTT